GTGGTAGAACTGTGATGTTGGCACACGGACACTTGTTTCCCCATGGAGGACAGTGCATGTTGTATAGTATTTTGTCTTTTTGATGTGTAAATTTGTGAAGATTGCACAATGAATGATTGCGAGGATTATTGTGTCAAGATGAAAATTAGCCAAAGTTTTAGGGCTTTGGCTAGTGATTTTTGTATAGATTTACTATTGATTTTTGTGAGAGAGGTGTTCTATGTGAGGGGTTGCGTGATGTGTACGCGTAGGGTGGACAGTGTGAGTAATAATTTCTTGACATTGTGTGTACAAGGTGTATAATAAAATAAAAAAGGTTGGAGGTAAATAAAATGAGATTTAAAAACGATGATGATAACAGATACATAGTAAACTTTATGAGAGATACGGAGGAAATTATTAATAGACTTAGCGTTAAAGAATTTATAAATTATTTAAAAGAAAATGCCGAGTTTGAAGGGTATACAGTAGAATATATTGATGTAAAACGTGTTAAATGTGAAGCATATAATTTAAAAGAGAAAAATAGTAAATTACATAAAGAGTTTTTATTAACAGATGATAATAGAATATTTTATTGGAGAACAGTGTTAGATAAGATTGAATTATGTGATTAATAATTAATGTGTTATAAATGAAAGGAGAGTATTATAAATGAATGGAGATTTTTATTATATTAGGATGCAAATTGTATACATGAAGTATTGTTTAAAAAATTGTTTACAGTATCATCATGAATGTTTTTACAGAGAATTTCTATCAAGAAGCATAGCATTAAATAATTATGTAAAGTCTTTAAATGATTTAAAATTAACAAAATTTGTTTCAAAAGTAGAAGCAAATATTTTAAATAAATATATTAATAAATTAAATGAGAGGTAAATAATGAAAGATAAAAGACTTGATATAAGAATTTCTGAAAAAGAAGAAAAAATGTTATTAGAGTTATGCAAAATAACAAATTTGAATAAAAGCAATATTATAATAATTGCATTAAATAATTTTTATAATTTACAGAAAGGAAATAATAATGACTGATAAAGATAAATTAATAAGCGAGTACATAAAATTAGCTAATCGTGCAAATAAGCGATTGTATAATCTTGAAAAATTATCAAAAGAAAGTGGATTTGAAAACGTCACAAAATGGGCATATAGAAATGCTTTATATAATATAAAACAGAGAGATGGTAACTCACGATTTAAAATAAATATAAAAGAAGATATAAATATAAAAACTTTATCAGCAATGCGAAACGAAGTTTATAATTTTTTAAACGCTCCAACTTCAACTAAAAGAGGAATCGTTAAATTATATAAAGATAAAACAGAAACATTTAATAAAAAATATAATACTTCTTGGGATTGGAAAGACATGGCTAATTATTTTGAAAAAGGTGGAAAAGAATTATTTGAAGAGAAATTTTCGTCAAACACTGCTTTAAATGTTTTAGGAGTTTTTCAGAAGAATAAAGAAGATGTAAAGAAAATTGTAGACGATTTCAACAATAAAAATAAAGACAAAGATATATTATTAGATGATTTTATAAAAAATTTAAAAAATAATAAAGATGAAAATGGTAATAAAATAATTGATTGGAAATTAAAAGAAAGTGTGAAAGATTTATTACTTGGTAAGGAGTTTAAAATTGAAGAATTTTTATGATGACAGATAAAAAAGAAAATGAATTGTTTTTTAAAAATTGGAATTATCAACGAGTATATTATAAAGATTTTAATTATAGTGTTTTAAGTCATATAAATTACGAAATAAGACCATCACGAAAAGAGGAAAAGGAGTCTTTTTCAGATTGTTTTATTATGCTAGATACAGAAACCTCGAAAAAGTATAAAAACAAAATAGACGTTAACTATATTGTATCTTTTACAATTTCGATTAGAGCTTTTAATAAAAACATAGTTACTCTTTATGGTAATAAACCGAGCCAATGTATAGACTGTATAAATAAAATTTTAAAAAATCTTAAAAGTTTAAAAACTGTATTTTATATACATAATTTATCTTATGATTGGATTTTTTTGAGACAATTTTTATTTTCTGAATACGGAACACCAATTCGTCAATTAAATACTAAAAGTCATTATCCGATTGTAATAGAATTTGCTAATGGATTAATATTAAAAGATTCTCTGATTTTGGCTCAAAGAAAACTCGAAAAATGGGCTGAGGATTTAAATGCAGAACATAAAAAAGCCGTTGGTAAATGGGATTATGAAAAAATAAGAACACAAAAAGAAGTTTTTACAAATGATGAATTAGAATATATAGAAAATGATACATTAGTAGGAGTTGAGTGCTTAGACATTTTAAAAACGACTTTACATAAACATGTATATTCTATGCCATTCACTGCCACTGGAATACCTAGGGAAGAACTTAGAAAGATAGCTTTTAAGAATCACGGAAAAGATTGGTTTAATAGACTTGTACCAAATTATGAACAGTATAAAAAATTAGAAAAAATTTATCATGGCGGTTTTACACATGCAAATAGGCATTTTATTGGACAATGTGTAAAAGGATTAATTTCATGCTATGACTTTGCTAGTTCATATCCATTTTGTTTACTTAGTGAAAAATATCCTTGTGAAAAATTTCAGAAAACTAATACAAATTGTGATATAAAATACATTGTAAAAGATTCTGAAAATTATGCTTTTATGTTTAAATTTACCGCTATTGCAATAAAATTAAAAGATACAGATTTTCCTATGCCATGTTTACAATTTTCAAAATGTGTAAACACTGTTAACGCTATTATTGATAATGGGAGAATTTTATATGCAGATTATGTCGAAATTTATCTAAATGAACAAGATGCAATTACTATTTTGGAACAATATAATTTTTATAAACATATTTGCAGTGAAGTTGAATTTTCTAAAAAAGATTATCTGCCAAGATGGTTAACTGATTATGTTTTCAGATTATTCACAGAAAAAACACAATATAAAGGTGGTGATTTGGTTTTATATGCTTTGTCAAAAGCAAAATTAAATTCTGTTTATGGTATGTGTGTTCAGAAATGTGTTAAAGAAATAATTGAAGAAATATATAGTTCAGGTGAATATATAAAGCATAATTTTGATAGCGAAAACAGTGAAGAAGATTTATATATTAAATATACTGAAAGAAGGAATAGTTTTCTGCCCTATTTTATCGGTGTGTGGTGTACAAGTTACGCACAGAAAAATCTGTTTGAACTTGGAAAATGCTGTGAAACATGGTTATATTCTGACACAGATTCATGTTATGGTGTTAATTGGAATGTTGAAAAGGTTTCGAGATATAATGAAAAATGTAAAGAGAAATTAGTAAATAATAAATATTCATGTGTAATACATAATAATCGTGAATATTGGCTAGGAATCGCAGAACATGACGGAAAAAAAGATGAATATTCAGAATTTAAAACAGTGGGTGCAAAACGTTATTGCGGACGATGCTTAGATGACGGTGAATTGCATATAACAGTTGCCGGAGTGCCTAAGAATGGTTCTGTATGTTTAAAAAATGATATTAATAATTTTAAAAAAGGATTGATTTTTGAAGGAAAAAAAACAGGAAAAAAACAACATACATATATTTATAAAGAATTTTATATTGATGAAAATGGTACAGAAATCGCTGATAGTATTGACTTATCAGATTGTGATTATTTATTAGACGAGGTCAACGTAAATGAAGAGTGGGAAAACCTTATAAATGAAGAAGTTAATATTCAAATTTATGATTAATGTTTCACGTGAAACATTTTAGAGAGGAGATATAATCATGTCATATTATTATGATTTTAATGAAGATATTAAAAAATATCCTAATGCTTGGTGTTATATAATTATAGGAGGTAGAAAAAGAGGAAAGACATATAGCGTATTAAAATCTTGTTATGAGAATAACAGAAAATTCACATTTGTAAAAAGAACAAACGAAGATATAAATCTTATATGTGGTAGTGGAATAAAAGGAGATATTGAGGTTGACTTATCTCCATTTAAACCAGTTAATAGAGATTTACATTGTAATATAAAAGCGAAAAAATTATTTGATGGAGTTGGAGGGTTCTTTGAACTTGATGAAGAAAATAACATAAAAAATAATATAGGTTTTATTCTGTCACTCAATGCAGTTTCTAAGATGAAGGGAATCGGTATAGACGAGTGTGATTGGATGATTTTTGACGAATTTATACCGCAACCGTGGGATAGAATTAACAGAAAAGAAGGTGAGCAAATATTAGACCTTTATGTGACACAGAATCGAGATAGAGAGCATAGAGGATTAGATGAAGTAAAGCTTATTGCTTTAGCTAATGCCACTTCAATTAATAATAAACTTATGGAAACATTAGAACTTACAGACACAGTTGCAGAAATGACAACCAAAGGTATAGAGTATTTTTATGACGAAAAACGTTTTATAATGGTTCATTTATTAGCAAATGCAGATGAATTTTATAAAAATGAATCAAATACTAAAATTTTTAATGCAATGCAAGGAACAAAATGGCATAATGTCGTGTACGAAAATACGTTTGCTTATGATGATTTTAATAGTGTGGATTTTAAATCATTAAAAGGGTATAAGTGTATAATATCATTAAAACATAAAGAGCATATGTTTTTTATTTATAGAAAAAATGAACTATATTATATGTGTGAAAGTAAGGGAAGTGGAAAATTTTATGATTTGAATACTGAAAATGACCAAAAGCGTTTTTTCACTGATTATATAATGAAATTACGAGAAAAAACAATTAACAAACAAATGTTCTATAGCAAATTTTCCATGTATGATTTAATTATTAATTATAAAAATTATTTTAAAATTTAATAGAAAAGTGTTGACAAATAAATAAAAACAAGTATAATAATACTTGTAAGGAACAGAAAATAAAAAACAAGAAAAAAGAGGGAAAGAAAAATGGAAAAAATAAAAGAAGTAGAAGAATGGCTTGATGAAAGATATATTATAATTGACATGACTAATAAAAGAAGTCAAGATGTATGTTATTATAATGGTGCTTTGAAAATGTTAGAAAAACTAGGTTATGATTTTATACGTAACGATAGTGGAAAACATAAAATTTTTAAAAAAATAGATAATGTTTCACGTGAAACGTTAAATAAAAGAAAAGAGGAAAAGAAAATGAAAAAAATAACTAAAAAAGAAATCAATGAAAGAATTAAAACTATTATGTTAAGGGAATCACATAAAAACGAAAAAATAATATATAAAGAGATATTAACTGATAATTTATATGAAAATAGTTTTAAACGTATTGCGAATTTTAAAACTATTAATGATTTGGGGTTTGTAACAGTGTATAATATATTTGGTTGTAGAAATAAGTATGAAGAGTTGAGTGCTTCTATGTATTCGACATCAACAAATTTTGACAGTTACATATCTATATAGTAAATAAAGAGTGGTAAAATGTGGGAGAAAATAACTAATATATCAATCGGTACTAGAAAAGTACCGATTGAATACATAGAATTATCACATATGTTAATGGTAATAGATGATGCTTTAACAAATGGTTTTGAAATAAAAGTAAAAAATCACTGTATATATTACAGATGATTAAATAAAAATTTAAAGAAAAGGAGAAAGAAACATGAAAATTTTATTCAAATCAAGAGAGGACTTAACAAAACAAGAGATTTACAAAATGACAAAAAATGCAGAGATTGAGCAGATGAAAAATGTCACAGACAGAGAAATGCTTGAAATCAGCGCATACATTGTTTTTGAGGATGAAAATGCAGACGGTGAAGTGAATAAGATTCACTCCATTTTAACGACAGACGGACGTGCAATTGCTTTTCAGTCAAAAACATTTGCGAAATCACTTGAGGATATTGCGGAAATTATGACAGACGGAAATTGGAACGAGCCATTTTCCATTATTAAAATTAGCGGAAAGACAAAATCGGGCAGAGATTTTATTAATTGTGCATTAGCTTAAAAAGGAGAAAAGAACATGGTAAAAAATATTACAAGAACAATCTCAACGACAAAGGTAACATTTGAAGCTTTCTTAAGAAAAGAAAGAAAACAGACAACTTTGACAATGGAATTTCCCGAAACTTTCAAAGATGAAGATGAAGCACAGAATTTTTTATATAAGAGATATGAAAAGGGTGCAAATGAAATGCCATTGTTTATTCACGAACTCACAGTAGTTGAATATAAATATTCAATGCCGTTAGATGAGTTTATGAGAAATGCAACTCTTGAAAATGTAACTGAATAAATTGTATGAATATGGATGGTGGTTGGGTGGGGATGGGGGATTGGTTAAATGGATTTAAACGCGATTACAACTTTAATTAGTAGTTTTGGTTTTCCGATTTGCGCATGTTTGGCTATGGGTTATTACATAAATAAAATTAATAATGAACATAGAGATGAAGTAAAAGAATTAAATCGGGAACATTCGGAAGAAATGAACAATTTAAAAGATACAATTAATAACAATACTTTAGCATTAGAAAAGTTAATAACTGTTATTAATTCTAAAGAGGTATGATATGAGTAAAAAAGTAACAATGAATCTTGTAAAAAGTGTTATTGCAGGATTTTACGGAAATGGACTTGTTAGAAAAACACGACTTAAAAACGAGGGATATGATTATAATGAGGTTCAGACCGCAGTTAATAATTATTTGAAATATGGAAACATGAACGGAAAAACAGAAGTAAATAAAGTTAGTGAGGTGAAAAATGAAAGAATGAAAACGAATGAAAATGGAAAAAATCTGATTAAATCATTCGAAAGTTGCAGATTAAATGCATATAAAGATGCCACGGGAACATTAACAATCGGATGGGGGCATACTGGAAGTGTTGATAACAAACCTATTTACTTGGGTATGAAAATCTCACAACAGAAAGCAGATGAACTTTTTGATATGGATTTGGAAAGATTTGAAAATCATGTCAATGGTTATCATGATAAATATAATTTTACAAGCAATGAGTTTTCTGCTTTAGTATCTTTTGCATATAACGTTGGAAGCATCACACAATTGACTGCAAAGGGGACTAGAACGAAAACACAGATTGCAAATAAAATGCTTGAATATGTCTATTCAAAAGGTAAAAAATTGAAAGGGTTGGTGAATCGAAGAAGTAAAGAACGTTCTTTATTTTTATCAAGTGAAGATTCAGTCGATTATCCCCGATGAAAGTGAAAGTGATGGAAATACTATCACAGATTTTACGAGTGAATCTAATAAGTTTGTTTGTTTAGTAAATAGTTTACATAATGTAACTCGTCAACAGATTAAAATAATGTTAGGAGAGTAAAATGCAGATAACTTTGTATGAAAATTTTGCAAAAAAGGATAATTCTACACTAAGACCGTCAATAGGCGGAACTGTAATTGATTGTTTTTTGAAAAATTCTACAAGTATTACAAATCCAACGTTTGTTTTGACCGTTGAAAATTTTAATATTACATATGTAAAATGGGATGATAGATATTATTTTGTGTCTGATATAATGTCAATTAAAAATGGAGTTATTGAATTGTCATGTTCTTTAGATGTTTTAGCGACTTATAAAGAACAAATATTACAGACAATAGCGTATATTGAATGTTCAACTTCAAAATTTAATTCTAATTTATTAGACACAAGAATACCAAATACTGGAACTATTACACAATCTGTTTCAAGTAGCAAAGACATTGAGACATTTTCACAAAGTGGTTGTTATTGTTTAACAATAATAGGTTCTGGCGGTTCTAACACAGAACATAGGTTTGTTACAAGACAAGGCTTAAATAATTTAAGTGATAACATTTCTCAATTGACTGATGAAGATGTGATAAATAGTCTTGTTTTGAAATTTGGTTCAGTATTTGGAACAATCACCGGATGCACATTTTTACCATTTTCACTGCCAAGCGGAACGCATGAACTAATTAAGATTGGAGATTTTACTACTGGAACAGATAGTATAGTGGCATCATCTTTGGTTTCCTTAGAGACAAAAACAATATCTATTCCTTGGATTTACACAAATCCTAGAAGAATGACTGAAACATTAAATATCTATCTGCCATGTGTAGGAAATGTGCCATTAGATTCATCACAATTTTTAAATGATACAACTTTAACTATTTACTGTTTATTCGATTATGTTACTGGTGAGTTAATATATTTATTAACAAATGGAAAGATATTTTTAAAATATAACACTCAATGTGGAACACCTATACAATTTGCTTTTAATTCGCAATCAAGAACCAGTGGTGTTTTATCGACTATTTTTGAAAAAGTCAAAGAATGGAGTGATAATGGGCTTGATTTATCGAACGTTAGTGCTGATGTTATCAGCACTAGAAATGAAAATTTAATAAAAACTTTTTCACGGTTAGGTACATCATATAACGTAATAGGTTCAAACGGAAGTTTTGCTAATGGAATTTTAGCTAGTTCAAGAAATAATATAGTTATTTCTTCAAGCGCTTTTGGTTTTTCAACAACACAAGAAAATATTAGAAGTGTGAAAGGCAGTCCGTTTATGAGTGTATCGTCACTATCTGATATAACCGGATTCTGTAAATGTAACGGGGCGAGTGTGTCTGTATCATGTGAAGAAAGTGAACGAAATAAAATAAATAATTATCTAAACGCAGGATTTTTTATAGAATAAAAGGCGCATAACCTTGGTGTCAACAAAGTGGAACTTTGCAAGGTGGTTTGACAAACCGAAAAGCGCCTTTTATATAAATGCTATATAGCATTTATGGAAAGGAGACAAAATGAAAAAAACTGATATTGTAAAATTAGCATTAAGCGGTTGGAAATTATCTGATATTAAAGAGTTAGTGGAACTCGAAAAAACAATGAATGAAATTGATAGTAAAGAACCAGAACCAGAACCAGAACCAGAACCAGAACCAGAACCAGAACCAGAACCAGAACCAGAACCAGAACCAGAACCAGAACCGGAAAATGACAAATATTTAAAAATGTTAGAAGTTATTAAAAAACTTCAAGATGATAACACACGAAAAAATGTTGAGCCGCCTAAAAACGAAGAAGATATTTTAAAAGATATGTTTAGAGATTTTATGTAAAAGGAGATTTTAAAATGGGAAAAGTTTTAACAGTACAAGATTGTCACAATCTTATGAATAGCTTGGTTAAACAAGCAACCGGACAGCAGAGTATTACAGTTATTGATAGTTCATCGTTTGTTAGTGCCGGAGAAACAGTTCTTGCAACCGGAAATGAAAACGTAATCAATTCATTATCATTAATTATTGGAAGGACACTTGTAGCAGTAAGACCTTATAAAGCTAAGTTTTTATTAATTAATGCATTGAATAGTGGTGTTTATTCAAATAGAATTAGAAAAATTTCATACTATTCAAAAGATGCTCAACCTTCTGGTATGTATAACACGCAGTTGTATACAAACTTAAAAGAGGGTTACACAAATGGGCAGAATGTTGTAGCTGAAAATCCTGCAAGCACAAAATCTATGTGGGAGCAGAATCAGCCAATTGCTCTTGAAATGAATTTTGCAGGTTCTGATACATGGGATGATTCGTTAACAATTTACGAAAAACAGTTACAAGTTGCGTTTGAAAGTGAGGCAAATTTTTCACAGTTTATGAGCGGTATCATGACGGAAAAAAGTAATGACATGGAATCACAGAAAGAAGCTTTTAACAGAATGTGTGTTCTTAACGAAATCGGCATGATTTACGATATGGCAGAAGATAGACCAATGTCATGTGTGAATTTGACTAAAGAATACAATACAAAATACGGAACTTCATACACTAGCGCAGAATTGAGAACGACTTACTCAGAAAGTTTTTTGAAATTTTTCGTTGCATGTGTAAAAAATATCAGCAATTACCTTGAAGAAAGAAGCAGTAATTATCATTTGTCGCCAACAAAAACTGTAAACGGGACAACTTATAAACTTTTACGTCATACTCCAAAAAATAGACAGAAAATGTTTTTATACGAACCTTTATTTATCGAAGCAAAAGCAAACGTGCTGCCTTCAATTTTTAATCCAGAATATCTTGATATTAAAAATTATGAACCTGTTAATTATTGGCAGTCGATTGATGACCGCTCTAGCGTAAAAATTACACCTGCAATTTATGATAAAGTTAGCGGAGAACAGAAAAAAGGAAATGAAGTTGACCTCGATTATGTTGTTGGATTACTTTTTGACGAAGATGCGATGATGATTGATTATCAGTTTGACGGAAGTTACTCAACTCCCCTTGAAGCACGTAAAGTGTACAGAAATATTTTTTGGCATTATACAAAAAACGCTATTAACGATCCAACAGAAAATGCAGTTTTATTTTATATGAAAGATGATGAAGTTTAATGTACATACCACGAAACAAGGGGAGATATTACAGAATTTTTGTAGAAAGTACAAACGGAAGTTTTAAAATCACACATACAGATTTAAACGGAGTTGTGGTTTCCGGTAATTCTGTAAAACTTCCTTTAGGATATCATATCATAAACGCTGATACAGATTTTAATACAATTGCCGGTGGTTCAGCTTCAACATTTGGAACAAGAAAAGTTTATGCTGATGGGTGTCAAGCTATTGAATTATGTGATTCTAAAGCTTTCGACTATGCAGAAATTTTCGTATTCGCATACAAAAAGGAGTAAATTTATGAGTTGTTTTCCATTTTATTATCCACAAATAAATACTTTATGTGGTACGCACTTACCTAGTGCGTACCATACAAAAAACACAATTGCTTTTGAATTTTGGGTAAGAGCGTTTTATGAAAGAATGATAAATGGATTAAAAATTGAAATTCCGTGGAGTGGTGATGTTAAAGACTTTTTTAATTACTGTTTATATGGTTACGGATATGTTGCAGTTTTTGAAAATGAAACTTATGGCATCTCATTTCAACCATGCACTCTTAGCGGATATGATTTTTATTACAGACCGACAAATGCAATTATTACAAATCCAATTTTTCAAGCAAATTTTGAGATTGGAAAAGAGTGCGAGATTCTTAAGTTAACTCCAGATTATTTTGGAACTTTTGACATTATTTATTATTATGCCGAAAAAATGGCAGAATTAGATTGCGCTTTAAAGATAAGTATTTTCAACGAGAAAAATCCAAAAATTTATGGTGCAAATACGAAAGCACAAGCGGAAACGTTAAAGAAAATTATGGATAAAGTCAATCAAGGAAATGCAGTTGAAATTTATAACAATCAGTTATTTAAAAAAGATGATGATTCAGACAATGACATTTTGACATTGTTCGGTAATGATTCAAAAGAAAATTATATGACTGATAAAATTTTAACAGATATGCAAACAATTGTTAATAATTTTGACCGTGAAATTGGAATACCAACTTTGCCATATCAGAAAAAAGAGCGTATGGTAACTAGTGAAGCAGATTCGACAATTGTGGATAGCCAAAGCAGAGTTTTGACTTGGTATGAAACTCTAAAAAGTAGCATAGAAAATGTTAAAAAATTAATTCCAGAATTTAAAGCAAATGTGGAAATGAGGTGGAATTTTGTCGATAGCAAAACTAACACTAATCGGAATGAATAATTATGACAATTCATTATTTGACAATTTAAAATTTGAAAATGTTGACCATGAAACAATGGTGAACACAATTTTATTAAATTGTGGGGAATTTGAAGTGTTATATCCTAACATCGAAACGTTAAAAAATATGTTCATTTTATTTTCTAACAAATGGTCACGCACTGTTAGCAAATGGGTTAGTGCTTTAAATACCGAATATAAACCATTAGAAAATTATGATAGATATGAAAATTTTGGTGGTAGTGAAACAGAATTAGAAAACGGAAGTGAAACACATTCAACAAGAGGAAATGAGACTATTATAAATAATGGCAATACTATTTTAAGTCGAAGTGGTACAGATAATAATAATATAGAAAACAAAACAAGTGCATTCAATACAAGCGATTATCAGCCAGAAGAAAAAACGATAACACAAGTAAACTATGGTAGTTCAGATAAAAATGATGTAAATTTGAACCAAACAAGAACTCCTAACATTACAGAGACTAGAACTCCAGATATTAAGAGAACCAGAACACCAAACTTAGAAAATCACATACACGGTAATATTGGTGTCACGACTTCTCAGCAAATGTTAGAGAGTGAATTAAAATTGCAGTATTGGAATTTGTACAATAAAATTTCAAATCTTTTTATGAAAGAGTTTTGTATAATGGTATATTAAAGGTGGTGATTAAATGGGTTTTACAAATGAGTTTCCTTATACAGATTTTCACGAAATCAATCTTGATTGGATTCTTAACAAAATTAAGGAATTTCAAGAAAGAATTGATACTTTTGAAGATACTGTACTGAAAAAAGCAAATGCTTATACAGATAGTGAGATTCTTAAACTTTCAAAAGAAATTAGTGCAGAATTTGTTAATTTTACCAAAGAAATTACAGACAAAATTGCTAATATAGAAAGTAATTATGAACAATTTGTAACTTATGTAAATAATCGTATCACTTTGATGGAAAATGAACTCGTTAAAATGAACGATTACATTCAAACTATTTTGAAACAAGCTAATAAATATACACAACAAGCAATTATTAACAATAATGCTTATATTATTAGCGAAACCACGAAAGCGTTAAGCACTGTTAAAGTAATTAACTATTTTACTGGAGAAGGTGTTTCAATACAAGACATGTTTGACTATTTATGTCAATTTCATCTTGAAAATGCTATCAATTATACTGTCATGGCAAGTAGAGAAAAAACTTATACAGAGTTTAACAATTTGAATATGACATACACAGATTTAGCATTAAATGGCGGAACATTATATAATTAAAAAAGGAGTGATATATCATGACGAGAACAAATAACTATGATTTAATTGTTGTTGAGGGTAGTGATAAAGTAAATTTATTAACACAGATGAACCCAAACACAGAAAAAATTGATGAAGTTATGAAAGCTAATGAAAATAGTGGTGTACATACTGCCACAGAATTACTTAGTGGAAGTGTTCACGCAATTACAAGAACTGTAAAAACTGCTAGTATGTTTAAATTTACAGCAGTTAGTAATTACACAGCAGGGGACACTTTTACAGTTGACGGAGTCCAAGTTACTGCTTTATTAACAAGCGGTGAAGCACTTGGAACGGGTGCATATATTATTGGTAGCGAAGTTTTATGTAGCTTAAAGGATACTTTATTAACTGTTTATACGCAAGGTGGAACAATTAAACTCGCAGAAGATTCGGAAAAACTTGGTGGAAATCTACCGGAATATTATGCAAAACAAACTGAATTAGACATTGTGAAAAATACTGCTGATAGTGCTAGTTCATTATCAAGATTAACTGATGAAAAATTAAAAAATATAACAGAAAAAAAGAATATAATTTTTGTTGCTGAAAACAGTTTTATACCAAGAAGAAATAATTATGTAGTTGAAGAAGGCGATGTTATAACTTTTAATTTTAACGGTGGAATAACTTGCATTAAAAATAGAATAACAAAAATAGGAACTGTTAATAAAACGTTTAAAAATCAGCATAAAGTTTATGCATACGTAAACGCTAATATAGAATTTCTTGTTGACCCGGACGGACAAATTTATGTGTACTCATATGATGTACCTTTAAACAATATAGATGTAACGGTAACGTTAACATTCATAGATAATGTATAATACACTGTCCACCCTACGCGTACACATCACGCAACCCCTCACATAGAACACCTCTCTCACAAAAATCAATAGTAAATCTATACAAAAATCACTAGCCAAAGCCCTAAAACTTTGGCTAATTTTCATCTTGACACAATAATCCTCGCAATCATTCATTGTGCAATCTTCACAAATTTACACATCAAAAAGACAAAATACTATACAACATGCACTGTCCTCCATGGGGAAACAAGTGTCCGTGTGCCAACATCACAGTTCTACCAC